ACGGCCACCAGTTAGGTGGCTTTTTTATTTCCAGACAATAAAGAAGGAGACCAACATGGAACAATTAAGCTTTAACTTTGAATTCACCGAAACCCCGCAGCCGATTAAAAACCAGTACGTACACCAGGAGCGCTGCACCTGCGCCGTTTGTGGCCGCGAGTTTTTATACACCGAGTACGCCGATCCGAAGAAGAACCAGGCGAACCCTTCCTGGATGAACTACTGCAGTCGCGAGCATTTTATAAAAGGCTTTGTAGCCACCTGGAAGAATTCGCCTCATTTCGTCGACCTGCTCCACATTCACGGAATAACATACCGCGAGCTGGAACAGGCGCGAGCTTAAAAATAACTATAAGAGAAACCACCAAAGGAAGGAAAACATGGAACTTAAAAACATATTTCAAATGACCAAGACAGACCGCTACACACAGGACGGCCGCGACGAGCTCGCAAAGCTCCAGGAGACAGAGGACGTAAAATACAAGACCGGCGACATCTCGCAGAAGACCGGCCTGCAGAAGCAGCCAGACGGAAGCTGGGCTCCACCAAAGAAGGGAGCAAGATCCGGAGCTGGAAAGCCAGAAGCAGCAGAAGGCTGGACTGAAACACGAATGGCCTCCGGCAAACTTTATGATTTGAAATCACAGGGAAAGAGAATCATAGAACAATACGACCCCGAGACAGAGACAAAAACATTTAAACTCAGAGATTTAAACAACTCTCGCGCACCAGATAAAGAGTTTAAGACTCTGGAAGAAGCCAAAGCTGCTGCAGGTTCCACGGAAACAAAACAAGAATACAAAGGACCAACTAATCCAGATCACGATGAAATACTGCAAAAAATGAAATCAGCAGAAGGATATGGACACGTAAAAAACATTGGTGATTATGAAGTCTACCGAGTTACAAGTGGCCCAGAAAAAGGAAAATACAAAGTTTCTTTAAAAGGTTCAAATGAAGAAATGACCATGAGCGAGAACCAGGCAGCTAAATATTTGCTTAATCAGAAAAGACTAAATGAAAGAAGCTCACAGACAGAAGCAAAGCCAGGAAGCAAAGAAGAACCAAGCTACGAATGGAAAACAGACTACAAGTCATACCTTCCAAAAAAGAACGACGAGCTCCGAAAAATGTACCACAAAGAAAGCGATCCAAAAATTAAGAAGGCAATTAAAAAAGCCTTACAGATACAGTACCAACCGGAATCATTCGGAGGCGACTCTGCTCCACGTATTCTGACCGGAGACACAAAAATCCGCATAAAGAAATAACTATAAGTTTAGATCTTATTCATAATCACTTCCTAAATTAAATGGAAGACCGACCGGAGCTGGGCAAACAGCGCAGATGGCCGGTCTTTTCATTTAACAAAAATGACTATAAGAGAAACACCACAAAGGAAGGGAAAACAAAATGACATTCGGTGAAGCATTAAAGAAAATGGAAGCCGGCGCCTTTGTAGCACGCGAAGGCTGGAACGGCAAAAATCAATTTATTTATATGGTGGAAGGTTCAATACCAACCTTTCATGATTTACGAGGACGCGCGAAAGCGGCGGCAGCTTATGCCAAGATGCAGAATCCGCTACAGATAGAATTTGAAAACTACCGGGAAGTAGTACCCGTAATGCCGCACATTGATATGTTCACAGAGCAGCGCACGATAGTCTGCGGATGGCTCGCAAGCCAGAGCGACATGACAGCAACAGACTGGTATGTCAGAGACTACGCCCAGAACCACCAGGAGGCCGAAGATGGAACACAGAGCAATTAATGACAACTACCGCGCCATTGCAGAAGGCCTCATAGAAAAAGAGCCGGAGCTGCGGTACATCAAAGACAGCCGCGTCCACATCACCTACCTGGAGAGCGACAGCACCAAGAAGGACGGAAAAGACAAGCTGGTCTACGCAGAATGCGAGAAGGTCCAGGCAAAGAACAAATGGGCCATAACCTGCGACTTCACGATAACAGTATTTAAAAACAACTGCGTAGGCATGAGCGAGAAGCAGATGGAGGTCCTTCTTTTCCACGAACTGCTGCACGTAGGAATAGAAGTAGGACCGGATGGAGAAGAAACCTACAGCGTCAATAAACACGACCTGGAGGACTTCAAAGTAATCATAGACCGCTACAGAACAGACTGGGCTAGCGTCGAAAGGAAGGAAAAATGACATTTGACGAATGGTGGGAACATCTCAAAAGCCAAGACAAAAAGGGAACAATAGAAGGTTTGAAAATTAAAGACGAAATAAAAGAGATTTGTAGAGCGACCTGGGAAATAGCAAGAAACTCAGACGGTATAGAAGTAAAAGACCTGCAGGAGAGAAATCATGATAAAGATTAAATGCAAGACAGAGGACACCCTCGAGCTTTACCAGATAACAGACTTCCAGGGAAACCTTAAAGAACGCAACGACGCAGACTTTGAAAAGATAGAGCGCAGCATAAAGAAGCACGGCTTCAGCTTTCCTTTTTTCATTTGGAAGAAGGGAAAGATAAACTACTGCCTCGACGGCCATGGAAGGCTGGGAGCATTAAACCGCCTGGTAGCCAGCGGAGAGAAACTCCCACCATTGCCGGTAGTTTACGTACAGTGCAAAGACGAGGCCGAAGCAAAGGAAATCCTGCTCAAGCTCAACAGCCAGTACGGCCACATGACAGCCGACAGCGTCCGAGAATTCCTCGGCGACTTAAAGATAGACTTTGAAGACCTGGCGCTCCCCGACGGCTTCCTGGACCTTTCCACAGAACAGGCCATGAAGGACACAAAGGGAGACGACGACGCGCCGGAGGTAGACTACGGAGAGCCGGACTCAAAGCCAGGACAAGTATACGAACTGGGACCACACAGACTGATGTGCGGAGACAGCACCAGCGCCGAAGACATGGCAAAGCTCATGGCCGGAGAGAAAGCCGACCTCATAGTAACGGATCCGCCGTATAACGTAGAGATTGTAGGCGGCAGCCACGCTTTTCCGCCGGAAGAGCGTCGAAAACAGGGAAAACACACCATACAGAACGACAAAATGGAAGGCTCACAGTTTTTAGAGTTTCTGACAAAGGCGTTTAAAACCATGCTGAACGCCGAGAAAGCCGGCGGAGCTTTTTATATCTGGTACGCAAGTAGAGAGCACTTAAACTTTGAAAACGCCATAAAGGCCGCAGGCGCCATGGTAAAGCAGCAGATAATCTGGGTAAAAGACAGCATGGTACTCGGCCGACAGGACTACCAATGGAGGCACGAACCATGCCTCTACGGATGGAAGGAAGGAGCCGGCCATTTTTGGAGCGGACAGAGAGACCTTACCACAGTAATAGACGAGCATAAAGGGAACTGGAAGACCATGGACAAGAAAGCCCTGCTCGACGAATTAAAGCGCATAGATAACGAAATAAAGACCAGCATAATCTATGAAGACCGCCCGAAAAGAAGCGACGAGCACCCAACCATGAAGCCCGTCCGACTTTTTGAACGCCTCATAGAAAACTCAAGCAAAGCAGAGGACATAGTGCTGGACCCATTCGGAGGAAGCGGCACTACAGTAATCACCGCAGCCAAGACAGGACGATACGCCAGGACCATGGAACTTGATCCGCATTACTGCGACGTAATACGAAAACGATGGACCACCTGGGCCAAAGAGAATGGACTCGAGCCAGGTGCCGGAGCCCTGGAATAGACGGAAGAACGGAAACGGTAAAAAATCCGGAGGAACCAAATGGCAAAGAAGCTGAACGTAACCAAAGAACAACTGCTCAAAGCGATAGAAGGCTCCCAGGGCCTCGTTTCAAAAGTACAGCGCAAGCTGGAAGCAGCCATGAGAGAAAAGATAAGCTGGGATGCAGTAGACAGACTCATAAAGAAATACGACGAAACCCAGGAAGCAGTACGAGCCGAGAAGGAAGCAATGCTCGACATTGCAGAAAATAACATCTTCAAAGAAATGGTCAACGGCGACACGACCACAAGCAAGTGGTACCTGCGCATGAAGGGAAAAGAGCGAGGCTACGAAGACACCACCAAGCTGCAGCTGGATGGAGCGGACCCATTAAACATAAACCTCACAGGCGACACCATGACCGCAGAGGAACTGGCCAAGAGCGCCGACGTGGAGATAACCGGAGATGGCGACACAGAGTAAGCTCCTGGTTCCAAAGAAGCCGAACATCATAACGCCGTTTATACACCAGCGCCAAATGATAAGCGCACCCTGGGCCTGTCCGGACGTTTCTTATTTTGAACTTTGCGGAGGCTACGGCTGCGGAAAATCAAACACAATCGTTTTCTTAATAATCACGCTCACCAAACGGTACCAGGGCCTGGACGTAACCATAGCGCTCTGCAGCACGACAATCACCCTGCTCAACAAGACCGTAATCCTGGAACTTGCCAAGCTCCTGAAAAAGACCGGCTCGCATTTTGATTACAACCAGAAGGACAACATACTCACCATAGGAACGGTACGGTTCCTTTTAATCGCCACAGGCCAGCCGACAGACATCTACGGACCAAACGTGAACATAACGCTCTGCGACGAGATAGACGAGCTCCCAGAGCAGAAGGCAATCGAGGCACACAAAGCGCTGAGCGAACGTACCCGAATCACGCTGCCAGACGGCCGCAAGCCGTTTATTATGTACTTCTCCACGGTCCACGGATACCGCGGACTTTATAAAGTAGTCCAGGAGCTGAAGGAAAGCAGGCTGCCAAACGTCCTGATCCGAGGCCTTACGAAGAACAACACCAGCCTGGACCCAGACTACGTCAAGCGCTTATATGCAATCTACGACGAGCAGGAGCGCCTGGCCTATTTGGAGGGCCGATTTGTAAACCTGCAGAGCGGACGTGTATACGGCAACTACGACGAAGCGACATGCAAGTGCGCACCTTTCGAGATAACCCCGGACATGACAATCCAGGTCGGCCAGGACTTAAACTCCGGCTTTTCAAAAGGCACGGCCGTGGTAAAGAAGGACAAGACCCTTTATATCGTCCGAGGATGGAGCTTCAAAGAGATAGGAGGAGCGCCGGCCTTAATGCGCCAGAGCTTTCCGAAGAACCAAATACTGTGGTTCCCGGACTGCAGCGGAAAGGAAATCCTCAAAGGCTACAAAGAGGAAATCGTAAGCAACGGAATCGAATGCCGAATAGGAAGCTCTAACCCGAGAATTCTTGATACAGTTTTCTACGTAAACAAGCTATTCAAAATGGGCCGCCTTAAAGTCTTTGATTGCAGGGAGACCGCCGAAGTAAGCGAGGCGCTCAAAGTCCAGGCATACAACGACATGGGCCAGCCGGAGAAAGGCAAAGGCGAAAAGGACCCGGACCACTTCACCGATAGCGTCCGCTACGTAATATATCGAATCGTCAGAAGCGACCCGGATTTTTTGAACTTGAAGGAGCTCTCGCGCGAGGAAGTCCAGGAGCACGGATACTTGCAGATAGCCTAAACTGACTATAAGGAAAAGGAACCAGCCATGGCAAGATTTGAAGAATTAATAAAGACAGAGACCAATGAGCACCACCGCCGCATATTTGAGACAATCGCAAAGCACGAAAGCGCCGGAGCCGAGACCGAGGACGGATACCAGGCAATAGCCCTGGACGCAAGCGAGCTCGCGCTGATCCGCGACGAGGCCGCCCAGATAGTCCAGGACGCAAGACCAGGGACCCAGAGCGCGACAGAAATGCGCGAAGGCTTGATAAAGGACTACGGCGCACGCATTGAGACCATGCAGAAGGACGCAGAGGCCCGCCGCAAAATGAGCCTGGAGACAGGAATCGTCCAGGACGGATACTACAATCCGACAAGTGGAATCGGAACCATTATCGACCCAGGAATGCAGACGGAGAGCTTTATACCGGTTTCAATTACACCAACCGAAGCCACAAGCTACTACGCCAACGCAGGACTACCGGCCCGCGTAATCGACAAGAAGGCCGGCGTACTTTCCCTGGACGGCGTCAAGTTTGAGTGCGACGCATTCACGCCGGAGGACATCCAGAAGCTGGAAGCAAGAGCCCAGGAAAATGGATTTAACGAAGCATACAGCCAGGCCATAACACAGAGTTTGATATTCGGAGGAGCCGTAACCTACCCGGCATTAGACGGAGACAACCCGCTCAAGACCCAGAAGGGAATCAACGAGCTCCTGGCCGAAATGAAGAAGGAGAAGGATTTTATACGGTACTGGATTACAGCGGACCGCTGGAACTGCGTATTTGTACCGGAGTACAACATAACCGCCCAGGACTATCTGTACGCAAAGAGCCTTTTTATACCGCTCGGAGGCGTACGTGTAAACACAGAGCGCATGGCAATGGTCCGCCCGAAGCGCCTGCCATTTTGGGGAGCTATACAGCAGATGGGCTGGAGCACCTCGGACTTTGAAGGCTGGATAAAAGACTACGAAGCGTACCAGATAATGAAAATGAGCCTGCCGATTATGGCACAACAGAGCAGCCTCATGTACCACGCAATCCCGGCCGACGGACTGATAATCGAAAACGGCCCTGAATTTGCAAAAACATTCTTTAAAGAGAACGAAGCGCAGATGCGCGAATGGAGTATGCTCCACCCGAAGGCAATCAACAGCGTAGGAGAAATCAAAATCCTGGAGCGCACCTATTCCGGCTTCAGAGACTTAATCAACGAATCGCGCCTGGCATTCTGCGCAAGCTGCGGACTTGCCGAGTCGGTGCTTTTCCAGGAAAAGGCCACAGGGCTCGCAAGCGACAACCAGGACGACATCAAGCTCAAGCAGAGCGAGACCGCCCGCCTTTTATTCAACCAGGTAGAACCTGCATTCAAAAACTGCATAAAGCTCCTGGTAGCTGACACATTCGGAAAGAACAGCGAACAGTACCGCCACGCAGACGAAGTACACATCAAGCGCGACGACGGCGTAGTAATGACAGACCAGGAAAAGGCCCAGATAGGACAGAGCCTCGCCCAGACAGCCGGCTCGTTTGTAGCAATGGGAGCACCGCTGACCACAGCGCTCAAAGCAGCAGACAAGCTCATGAAGGACGGAGAGCTCGACGAGAAAATCATGGACGAACTGACCGCCGGAGAGAACGAAGGCATGGATCAGGAAATGTGGGACCAGCTGAACGGCGGCCGCGACATGGGAGAACAGGAACAGTCCGGAGGATTTGAGGATGCCGGAGAATTCCAAGAATAAAAAGGTCATAATCTGCGGTCGAAGCAACCGAGCCAGGCCGACGGAGGAAGTCCGGGAAGAAGGATGGGAGCTGTGGTACCTGGGAACAGAGACCAGGGACGGAGGAGATAAATACTTTGAACTCCACGACATCCCATGCAGGCACGAAGGCGCCATAAGAGAGCTGCCGGACGAAGTCTACACCCAGGGAATGCCGGTCAACAATTCGATAAGCGCCCTGGCCATTTACGCATGGCTCACCGGCTACACCGAGATAAAGATAAAAGGCTGCGCAATGGTAGCCAAGAACGAGTACCTGGAACAGCGCCCGGCCGTAGCGTACGTCGTAGGATTTCTGAACGGAAAAGGAATCAAGTGCGAATGGACGGACGGACCGGAGAACATAAACTACGGAAGGAAAACGGAGTAAGCATGACAGAAAATCAAAAGACCTTTTACAGACTGCTGAAGAAGAAGCAGGAAGCACACCTCACCTGGGACGAGATAGCAAAGAAGGCCCACGTCAAACTCGCCTCGTGGATGACCGGCACCCCAGGAACAAAGCCGAGCGAGGACGACCTGCGCAAGATAGCGCCGGTACTAAACACAACATACGAGTGGCTGAAACATGGCGGACGAGAAGAAAAATAACTACCCTTTCAAAATGAACGGATACGTATACTCAAAAGGCACCCGCGAAGGTTTCCTGCGCATGAAGCGGATGGGAATCCCGCGGCCGATTTATTCACTGCAGGACAAAATGGCGAAGGCGCTCAAGAGCTACTACGACGAGCTGGCAAGAACCCTGCTCCGCGACGTGAAGGAAGCAGCCCAGCAGACACGCGCCACATTGGATGCAAAAGGACCGCCAAAGAAGAACGAAGACGAGACGCTCAATGATCTGTTGGACTTTTTCGAGAAGATGCGGAAGGAGTCCGAGAACGAGAGCAAAAAGATAGCGAACCAGGCGAACATGGCCGCTGCAGAAAATACCCTCAAGCACAAGTGGGAGGAAGGCGACAGCGTAAGCCAGGCGAAGACCGAGGCCACCAGGGAGAAGCTGGGGAAGATGCTCGAGAAGGAAAAGGACGAGTACCTGGCGCGTTTATTCAATGACGCCGGAGACAAGATGCAGCAGGTTCTAACGACTTTCACAATCGACAAACAAAAGGTTTTTAATGACAACATGGAAGCGCTCAAGAACCTGTACCTGGACAATTCCATCCAGAGGCTCGGCTGGGAGCAGGACGACATCAAGAGACGAATGCTCGAGCGGATCCACGCCTACGTGCTGGGAGAAGCCGACAGGCTGGAGTTTGACGATTTAATGAAGCTCGCCTATTCATGGGGCAACAACCTGGCGCGATTATTCGCCCGCGACCAGATGCAGCGCTTTAATAAGGCCCTGACCCTTTCCACATTCACGAGCGCCGGAGTAACAAAGATCAAATGGGTAACCAGCCACGACATCCGCGTAAGAGAGAGCCACCGAAGGCTAGACGGCCAGATATTCGACATAAACAACCTGCCGGAAGAAATCGACGACTACAACTGCCGCTGCGGATTAGTACCGGTAGAATGGGAGGATTAGGATGAAGCTGATTATTGAAGGCGAGACACCAGCCAAGAAGAACTCGAAGATAAGGACCAGGACAGGCTGTATGATCCCGAGCAAGCGATACCAGGAATGGCACGAAAGCGCCATGCTGCAGGTGCGGGCCATGACCATAAACCACAACACAATATGCCACCCGGTAATAATAAGCCTTTCTTTTTTCCACGGCGACATGAGAAGACGAGACAGCGACAACGGGACAAGCTCAATCCTGGACACGCTGGTAGACGCCGGAGTACTCGAGGACGACAACTGGGAAATCGTCCGCGTTTTGAACGTTTACAACTACTACGACAAAGGACACGCCAGGTGCGAAATAGACATCCATGAACTCAAAACGACTATAGAGACGAAGGGGATAGGCGCATGACGGCAGAAGAAATGAAAGTAAAGGTAACATCAATGGAGCAGGACCTCAAAGAGATCAAAGACGATTTGAAGGCAATGCCGGAGCAGATCGCCACCAAGATAAACGAAAGCGTAGACTTGAAAATCAAGCTCGCCCTGGCCGAGACCGAGAAGAAGTACCAGGCAAAATTTATATCAATGCTCCTGGCGATAATGGCCGAGGGAATCGGGCTTATAATATCTTTTTTCTTAAAATAAAAAAGGGAGTAAAAAAACATGACACTGATTGAATTCATAGAAAAATACCAGGGTAAGAAAGTAGACTTTGACGGCGTATACGGAGCGCAATGCGTAGATTTATTCAGGCAGTACACAAAGGACGTGCTGGCAATTAGGGAGCACACCGGACCATGCGCGACCACCGGAGGCGCCCTGGATTTATTCATGGACTACGAGCAGATGCCGGTAGAAAAAAAGTACTTCACCCGAAGCACGAATAAGAACTGGAAAAGCGGCGACATTCTGATATGGGACAAGACCACGGCTAACAAGTACGGCCACGTCGCAATTTTAATAGCCGTATTTGACAATTCGAAATTTTTAGTTTTTGAACAGAACGGAATCACCCAGGCCGGAGCAGAGATAAGAGTAAGAGACAAGACCAACCTGCTCGGCTATTTAAGAAAGAAAACAGGAGGCACAAAATGAAAGCGAAAACAGTATCGCTGATAGCGAAGATTACAGCCGGAGCAATTCTGCTCACCGGCGCCGTTTTGAAATGGCTCGGAATTTTCACGAATTGCGAAATAACAGAGCTTTGTAAAGTAGCCGGAACCCTGGCCGCTTTATTCATTACGGTAGACACAAACATAGCGCTGGACAAATTCACAAAGCCGGAGGAACCCCAGGGATGAACGGATACGTAATCGCCGGCCTCGTGATTTTCATTTTGATAATAATTTTGTATTTCACGGCCAAAGTTTGCAGACAGCTGCAGGCAGAGAACAACGAGATCAAACTCGAGATAGAAAAGCAGAACCGGACAATAGCAGAGCTCCTGCGCCACGCAGAAGAAGTCGCCATGATAAGCTCGGACAAAGGGAAGGTAGAGGATGAAATCAAAAAAGCAAAAACGGACGAGGAGCTGGTTAATATTGCTAATGCCATTGTTGGCTTTAACAATGACCGGCTGCGCAAGTAAACCGAAAGCACCACAGAAGAAGCTCCCGCCGATGCCACAACGCCAGGAGCTGGCACCGATAGAAACAACAGCGGACCTGGTAGACGCGCTCAATTATTACGAGCATTTAGTCCAGGAATGGGAAAGCTGGGGAATTACGGCCCAGGCAATGATAGAAGGAGAATAAGGCCCAGCAGAGCCTCAATCTGCAGGCAGAAAAGCCGGCGAGCTTCCGACCGGCCAGACTGCCGCCAGAACACGCCATAAGTTCATTTTAGCTCCGATATTAACAAGTCAGAAGGAAGCAGAGCGCCGGAGATAAAAGCCCGGCGTTTTTTATAAATGACTATAAAAGCGAGGATACCTCCAAAAGACCTCGGGGACGCGTAGAGGTTTTTCGTTTTGTTTTCCACTGCGCGTCCCGTTTTTGAAAATAACAGGAGGCAGAGATGCCAGAACTTAAAAATATAAGAATCGCCGTAAGCGGGATTTATGACTACGCCAAAGAGGAGCTCCCGACCCTGCGCCTTTCATTACAGAACGCGCCGGACTGGGTAGAAGACAAGAGGCTGTACCAGGTTTATAGACCGGCGGCCGTATTAGCAGCAGCCTGCGAGAAATTCAAAAGCCTGCCTCTCGTACACAACCACCCCGCCACACCGGTAGACGGCCAGAACTTCCGAGACCTGGCAGTAGGCTGGACCGGAGAGAACCCGACAGTCGACTACATCGAAGAAGCCGACGAGGTAGGAATCCGCAGCACCATGATGATGTACGACGACGAAGCGCTGCAGGCTTACGAGCGCGGAGAAATCCAGCTCAGTCCGGGCTACCTGGCCGACTTCGAATGGAAGAAGGGAACCGCACCGAACGGCCAGGAGTACGACATCATCATGCGCGAGATTACGGACGTAAACCACCTGGCACTTTTACGAGCCGGACGAGGTGGAGAGTACGCCGGAGTACTGGACCAGGCACCGAAGACAAAATCGGTATTTGATATAGCAACAGGCTCGGTCTTTGACCGCTGCAAATAAAGAACATGGAGGAAGAAACATGGAGAAAGCAGAAAGCAAAGCAGAACTGCTCCGCGTAGGCAATCCGAGCTCCTGGACCAACGTCTACAGGAGAATCAACGAGAAGCGAGTCGAGGCCGGACTTACCTGGAACCAGCTCGCAGCCCTGGCCGGAATTAAGGTCAAGAGCTGGATGACAGGACTCCCGACAAGCCACCCGACAGAGGCCGAGGTCCACAAGATCGCGGATGTTCCTCAAATGAACACAACCTACGAATACCTGCGCTACGGCACCGAGCCGGAAGCGACAGCATAAAACAAAAGGAGGAAAACCCATGAATAAGAAACTTTATGGATTGATTAGCGGATTAACAGAAGCCGCAGAAATCGCCGGAATGGCCCTGCTTGGATATTTCCAGCCAGCAAACTGGGGAGCCTGGATGGCAGCCGTAGGTATCGCAGCAAAAGCAGTAGACGAAATCCTGCTGCTTTTTGTTAAAGATAAATAACTATAAAAGCAGAAGGAGAACGGAAGAATGAAACTTTTAACCGGTTTATTCCGTGCAGCCCGTAAGCGCCTTATGACTACAGACAACGACATGGGAATGTTCAGAGACAAGCTCATGGAGCTTGTAACTTCAAAGGACAAGCTCAGCGACGAAGAAGTAGCCGCAAAGGTAGACGAGCTCAAAGGTTTCACTGCAGACCTCCCGGGCGACGAGGACAAAGCAAAGCTCGACAGGTTCCTGGACGACTTCAAAGCCGTAAAGGAACAGGACGAAGCAGCAGCCAAAGAAGCCGCAGGGATGGTAGCCGACTTGTTCGAAAAGCTCGACACAGCCGCCATGAAGGACGTGCCAGAGCCAGCAGAAGAAGCAGCACCTGCAGAAGAACCAGCTGCGCCGGAAGCAGCAGAAGAAGCGCCTGAAGCAACCAAAGAAGTAGCAGAAATTGCAGAGGAGACAGAAGTGCCACCTGCAGAAGAAGGCGAACCAGAGGATGCGGATCCAAATCCAGAATACACAGCAGAGGAGCTCTATCAGTTTATGAAGAAGCGCCTGGCCGAGGATGGATTGATTAAGGACACCTGCCAGGACGAAGCTCCAAAGGCAGAAGAAGAAACAGAGGAAGAAGAAAAGGAAGAAGAAGTCGTAACAGACCACGCTGCTCCTTTTATTCCAGTCACAGTAAACAACACAAAGGCAACAGGCTCGCTAGCCGAGATGTTCGCCAAAGCAAAAGAAGGAGGAAGGTAACCTATGGACAGCAACCTTTCATTGACCGTAGGCTTCAAAGGACAGCTCAAGCTCACAGCCCAGGCAGTCCCAATGCAGGAAGGCTACCTCAAGCTCGGCGGCATCGTAGACGCCACAAACCAGAGCGCAGGGCTCTCATTTGGTGTAGTTTGCTCTGCACCAGCAAGCGACCCTACAGCAATCGTAGCAGGTAACGGCGGCTCAAATATTACACGCGGAATCGTAGTATTTGACGACGCAATCGCCCAGAACGCAATCGCTCACCCAGGCAAGTACCTCGCAGGAATGCCATGCGCATTTATTAACAAAGGCCTTGTAAAAATCACAGACTGGGAAGAAGGCCTCGACCCAGTAATCGGATATAAAGTCGAATTCAACAACTCCACAGGAGCTCTCGGCTTTGTAGCATCATCAGCCGGAGCAAGCCACACATTGCTCGCAGGAGCCACAGTAGTAGAAGTTACTGACGACGGCGCCTACGTATGGCTCGGCTAGGACGGAGGACAAGAATGAGAATTGATTGTTCATCAGAATTTAAAAAGCTCGGCAAGATTGCCGGCCGCATGGTAGGAATGAACGGAAAGGCCAATGACCTCCTCCGCGATGCCACATTGCAGATCGGACGCGCAAGCGACCCACAATACGGAGTACCAGCAAGTGCAGTAGCCAACCCTATCTACGTAGGAGACAGCGCAGCACTTGGACAGACAATCGGACTTACACCAGAATTGGAGGCTTTGTTTAAAGCAAATCCGCTGGCCGTAAACATGAAGCCACGCTACAACCCACGCACTGGTAAGTACGACTACCAGTACTCAAAGAGCGGCGTAAAGACATACACAGGAGATAGCGGAGAATTGATCGCAGCCCAGGCAATCAGCCCATGGAATGCTTCATACTTCCCAAATCTTTTTAAACAGCCTTTGCTTTACAGCCACGCCCGCGATTTGGTAAAGCGCATGGGAGGATCAAACCCATGGGCAGAAGTACAGAACCTCGCACTCGCTGCTTATTCAGGCTGGGGACTTATTGACGAAGCCGGAACCGTAGCTGCTAACCTTAAGCAGAACGTAAACGTACAGGGCGGAATCATGAGCTCTGCAATTATCAACATCAAGGTTTTCTTCAATTTCACAATTGAAGAAATGGAACGCGCAAAGGGAGGAAGTGAAAATCCATTTGCCGGTTCATTGATGGCCGAGAAGCAGCGCTATGCACAGTACGTAATCGACATGATCACCGACTACCTCACATACTTCGGTAACGAAGCAACAGGTACACTCGGCTTGTTTGACATCAACGGCGAAACAACCTGGACAAAAGACTCCCTGGAAGAAATCGCTGCAGACGACACAAACACAAACAAAGGTTACACAATGTACAAAGAGCTCGCCGGAATCATTACTGAATTCATGGGAGCCGTACAGAACAAGTTCGACATCGTACGCGTAGCCATGTCGCCAAAGGCATACAACCTTTTAACTTCCGTACCATACAGCAACACCTACGAAGCAAAGAGCGCGCTCGCAATCTTTGAAGAAAACTTTAACGCAGGCGTTACAAAGAACGGAAGCAAGCCAAAGATTGAATTTTATGCAGATCCTTTCCTTTCTGCAGAAACAGAATTCAACTCAAGCGAAAGCGACAAGCTCGTAATCACAGCTCCGGAAGTAGGCGCTGGACCAAACGACGAGAAGCAGGACCTCCTCCTTCTTGGCGTACCATTGGAAAATTTCACTTACCCAGTATATCCAAACAGCTACGATCAGCAGCACGCAGTACTCCGCAGATTTGCCGGCGTATTCGCACCTGTAGCCGCAGCCGTAAAGGTTTACTCAGGATTTGGAACAAAGCCAGCACCAACACCATCGACATCGTCGTAGGATGAAGGAACCAGGACCGGAAGTAAAAAGCCGGCCCTGGCTTTATTTTACTTTATAGCAGGAAAGTAAAATAACTGCCTGCTTAGTTTTACTTTTTAGAAGGAAGCAAAAAAAATGAAATATTTACAATCTTTTTATCAATACCCGGTAACATTCAGCTCAATCGGGAAGACAATGCCAGCAAGAGGCGCCCAGGGACCGCTCAAGAACTTAATGGAACTTGAAGACAAAGAACTCAAGCGCCTGGAAGATTGCGAGCCATTTTTTAGAGAGCTCGTAAACAAAAAGAAAATCCGCGTCTTAAACAAGATGCCGGAAAGCTACGTATCGAGCGCCCAGAGAATCAACGAAGCCAACGAGGAAATAGAACGCCTTAAGGCCGAGAACGAAGCGCTCAAAGCAAAGGCCGGAAAAACTGCAACAGCAGAGCCGGACGAGGATGCACCTGCAGAAGCAGAGGCACCTGCAGAAGAAGATGAAGACAAAAAAAGGGAGAAGGCATACAAAGACATGACCTATCCAGAACTCCAGGACGCCTGCAAGTACGCAGGAATTGAATACAAAAACAAGAAGAAGGCAGAGCTTATCGAAGCGCTCATAGCCTTTGACAACAGATAAAAGAGGACGAACATGACACGTGCAGAATTCAAATACGCTGACAATTTCCCAACCCTGACCGATGCGCAGATTAACTCGGCGTACGAAGACGTATGCGTCATGTTTAGCGGCGTTTTGCAGCTGTGGGGAGTTTTGAACGAAACAACCCGCGAGGCAAAGCGCAACCTTTGTATTAATTTAATTACAGCCTGGTACCTGGCCGACATGAACCCGTCGGCAGTAACAGGCGTAGTAAGCAACGGCGGAATGGCGCTGAGCTCAAAAAGCATAGGAGGAACATCCGTGAGCTTTTCTGATATGGAAGCCCAGGAAGGCCTAAAACAATTGAACTCAAACCTATTCGGCCAGAAGGCGCTCACCATGATACAGAGCGCACCGGAGAGGTACGGAATCTATGCCTAACGAGAACGGAGTAGACGTCCGCGTAACCCAAACAGGAGACCCAAAAGAAATCCAAAAGATAATGCGCCAGGCTGCCGTTACTATTTTGGTCGGATTTCCAAGCGGGATGCAGCACGTACCGACACTCCACCGACGAAAAAGAGAGGGACAAAAAGGCCCTGGCAATTTCGAGGATTTGAACGGCAACGACCCGATGAACATCCAGCCGGTCGACACTGCAGAGCTCGCCAAACAGCTGCACTACGGAACGGCCGCAATCCCGGCCCGACCTTTCATGGAAGATGCAATCAAGCAGAACGCCGGACAGATAACGGCGGCCATGAGACAGGAGGCCGAAAAGATAAAAAACGGACAAAAGCCGAACTGGAAGAAAGTCGGCACAATGGCCGTCGGAGCAATAACAGAGTTTGTAAGAGGCGACTACTACAAGCAGCGCGTCCCGAACTCACCGAGAACAATAGAGTACAAAGGCAGCGACCACCCGCTTATAGACGGCGCGAACATGATCCAGTCGCTGACCTTTCGAGTAGAAGGAGAAGAAGAATGAGCGTATACGGAGATATGCTGCTGTACTGGCCGGAACAAAGACGAAGCCTCACCGTTTACGCAATGGAACCAAAAATCAACGGAGGCTGGAATAAGACAGTAGGCTCCGAGCAGACCATAACCGGAGTATTCCAGAACACAGCCGGAGACCAGACAAGAGACAGCAACGGCAACCTGGTCCACACCAAAGGAATGGAACTATGGACCGAGACAGGCGCCCTGGCTGACAAATTCACAGAAATCAACGGATCCGTTTATCGACTCACAGCGGACAACGACTGGGAGAGCGAAGGCGGATTTTTTAGATACACACTAAATAAGGTGGTAGGAAACAATGGAACTGAATCAGACAACGCTACGTGGAATCTTGGCGGCAATTCTCTCGGTTGACCAGAAGTACGTAGTACCGAAGCAGGGTAACTGGTTCAATCCCCAGGAAGCCAACGCGAACATAGAGAACTGGTGCGCCTACCAGATACGACAGAACAGACCGAGAACGCTGCCCTTTTACGACGTAGGAAAAGAAGGAAGCTCCAAAAAGAACGGAGGCGCCGTGCTTAAGATAGCAGAAATAGATCTGCAGTTTGTAGGCCCCAAGAGCGAGGAGCTGGCAAATAACGTTGCATTTTGGAGCATGAGGAC